CCAGATGTTACTGCACTATTGTCTGTGATTAGTTTCTCTGGATGTGTGTAGGCATATTGTACATCTGATAAAGACCAAACCTTGTCCCAGACTTGGACATTGGTCATTTTTCCATCAAAATAATTTGCTCCACCTGAAGCACTGCCAATATAAAGATTAGAAGAAGCATCAGTTGTTCGTGTTCCATCAGGTGTAGAACCTTCTGTAAGAGCAACAGATACCCCATTAACATATATAATTGGATCATTATCATCTGAATCACTATCATAAGTAACCACAACATGAGACCAAGAACTCACAGGGACAATTCTATCATCAGTTGTCCAATAACCTTGTGTGCCACTAAATGTTTTATTAAAAAATAACTTTAAATTACCTCCACTTAAATCTCTAACTTCAAATCTTACTGGAGTACCCTTTGTAATTATTCTGCCATAAGTACCTCCACCTGCACTATCTGGAGAAATCCATGCTGAAAGACTTCCACCTCCATCAAACACATCATCTAATGATGCATCTGAACCACAATCTACATAATCTGTAACACCATCAAACTCTAATGCCCTGCCACTATACAGAGTGCCAAAGTCTGGAGGAGAGCCGAGTTTGTAAGGATTAGTTCCTGCTGATATTGTAGTCGCCATTAGATTAGTATCCCTGTATGACCATTAACTGGTTTGATAGAGAGATTCTTGAAAAAATAAGTCTCTCCTGAACCCATAGAAGTGAAAATATTAAATGTATCATCTCCTGAAACTATCATTGAATAAAAGGTAAATGTTGTAAATGATGAAGAATTGGGAGATACTGTTATCTCATTAGCAACTGACCCCCAAGTACTATGAATACCTAAAGATATACTTCCAGAAAATGTGCCACTCTTTATATCAATAGATATTTTATAGACATTACCTGTTACTAAAGCTCCTAAATTATTGAGCAGAGCTGAATTTTGAGTTGCACTGGTTTCTGTTGCTACAAAATGGTCTGTATCAAAAGTAATATTACAGTCATTACCACTCCAATCTCCTAAATTATCATTAGTTGCCATACTATCTTCATAAAAGGCACTCCCCAATGTCTCATCTACTTTATCCACTACACCATTACCATCTGCTTCATCCAATGCCCAATATGAGACTAAATTCGTTTTCTCTGATGCAGTAAATTCTTCATAAGTCTTTTCCATTATACTCTGGATTTGTTCTTGGGTGAGGACTGCACTCCATACTCCAAACTGGCATACATTTGCATCTATTTCTTGGGCTAAAGTAAGAGGGTCTCCAGTATTTCTTCCCCCTATAATAGCAGTTGCGGATTGGTCTGTAGCCAATGCTCCTCCTGTTGCTATCGTTGTATCTAATACTCCATTGACATATATTTTTACAGTTGTACTCCCATCATAAGTAGCACATATATGAGTCCAAGTATTTAACATACTTGCTCTTGTTGTATTTGTTGCAGTATCATCAGTAGCATCATGAAAATTTAAATCTACATCCCCAGCTTTTATGCCCATTCCAAAACCAGTCCTTGTGCTAGAAGTGTTCCCAAAATAAAAGAAATAATCATTACTTGCACTTGCATCATTAAGCTTTACCCAACAAGAAACTGTTCTTGTCTGTGCTGCTGTGAAAAAGTTACTTGTAGCACCTAAACTAATATATTCTGTATCTGCATCAAACAAAGCACTCCCAGCACCAATAGCATCTGCTTGTACTGTAGGTGCGTTATCTATGGCTCTTGGCTTTACAGGCGTATCACCACCGTAGAGGTCTGTATCTAAAGTAGAGCCAACATTCGTTCCGTCATTATCTCCGTGATAATCTGTATAATCAACATCCAAAGCCCACCAGCTCACAAGTCCAGATGCAAGTCTGCCACTTACTTCAGCATATGTCTTATACATCACATTCTGTATTTCAGTAGGAGTTAAAACACGAGACCATATAGCTACATTTTTCATAGAACCAACGAATCCGTATGTAGCACTATAATAAGTACCTATAACTGTTTTTAGTCCATCCATATCAAGGTCATCTGCTTGGTCATCGCTATCTACTAATACTCCATCAAGGTAAAGGTAATTCTTATTCTTAGCACCATCAAATACACCTGTTACATGATGCCAAGCTCCTGTGTCAGTAAACGCATGACCCACTGAATGTGAATTATTAGTTCTCATGTCAATAGAATCGCTTTTTACTCTAAAATAAATCGCACCACTACTATTACTAAGAGAGGATATATTAAAAAACCCATCATCACCATCAATAACATTAGGCTTAATCCACATAGAAACAGTAAGTCCTCCATCATAACTATCACCTAATGCAGTTCCAAGAGCAGTTCCACAATCTATATAGCTTGTATGTCCACCAAAACTGGTAGAACCTGTGCCTACGAATTGAGTGCCTTTGGTAGTATCAGCACCCTTGTAGGGCATATAGAGCTTTAAGCCGTCCTTGACATATTGACGACCAGCCATACCTCCCTTAACTAAGGAAGTACCTAATCCTAACATTTAGAAACTACCTTGATATGCTATAATTGTTCCGCTTGCTAATGTAAATGCAGTCCATTGACCGTAAATAGTCATTCCAGCAGGAAAAGAATTTGACGAGTCTATTGCATCACCATTTCCTCCTGCTGTTCCAATAAAATCTGATGTACTTGGGGTGAGTGTTGTAAAAGCAGAATCATCAACAAATTGTATTGCTACAATTTTCTTACTTGATACTGCTGTAGTGCCGTCTTCAAATATTGCACCAGCTTGTCCAAGCGATGCATTACCAGCTTCTACTACTGTTAATTTATGTAAACTACTTGCCATCTTGTTTTCTCCTTACTTATGCCTTACCGAGCTTGACAATTCTCATGGGCATTTTTATTATGTTAAACTATGTGGTAATATAGACCTCATACCTCCTGTTTTATCCCTCTTCTTCATACCGAATCTTTTAACTGCCTCGTCCCATCTACGTTGATGCTGCATGGACACACTAGTAGATACTGTAGATGCATTCGGGTCTGCGGACTGTCCAGCTTTATCCATATATAAACATCTTTTTACATAGTCAACTAACGCTAAATGCAGTGAATTATCTATATCGGGGACATCACTTAAGGAAGATACACCATTAGGTTCTGCATAATAATACAGCAGAATACCGTCAGTAACCGCTTCCTGTATTGCTTTCCAATTCTTTCTTGCAGTCGTATTTGCATCCCCTTCACTGTCAACATTGGTAATCAAACAAAATGAATCACCCTCGATGAACCAGCGGCATGAATTTTCTGGATATTTTATATTACTGGCCATTATCTGCTATCCGGGGATTGCAGTACCGATTCACTCGATACATCTGTCAGTAATAAATCTTTGTCCAGTAATCGCGGTATTAGTATATAATCACCATCATTATCCATAAAATAAACCCTGAAAACTTTGTTTACTTCCAATATATT